GTTAGACCGTGAACGGGATCAAGTGAGCATATTTGAATTGATATGAGTTAGTCGAATAACTCTGATTAAAAGGCAACAATTAACGATATGAAAGAGAGGATAAATAAAATGGCCGCTAAGAAAGAACAGGAAATGATTATCAAAATCAATCGCCCGCAGATCACAAAGGCGAATATTACAATCGTTGGAGAAACCCCGCTGATTGTTCATGCATGGGGAGAAAAAGCAAAGAAAGAGATGCTCGATGCACAGCAGAAGAAAAAGGTTGACAAGAAAGCAAAAGATATCCGCGATCCGTTCTCAGAATTTATGGACGCTTTGTACTGGATTACTCCTAAACCTAAAGAAAAGACACCGGAAGCATTTGAGAAGGCCGTGATGGAAGGTGCAAAGTTTGGCTTTCCGATCACAGCGATCAAACAGGCTGCGCTCTCTGCCTGTTACCGCGCAGGAATCATTCCGAATCAGATGGGAATGAAATGCACATTTTATCTTAACGCGCAGGAAGGCATGAATCCTGGTACAGGATCTGAACTGGCAGTGATCGATACGGATGAGCCGCCTGTGTTCCGGGAAGACATGGTAAAGATTGGCGGCATGACAAAGGTTGCAGATCTTCGGTACAGGCCTGCGTTCAATAATTGGAAGATCAGGCTAACGATCAGTCTGATTGAGGTTGGAACATTCAATATGGAATCTATTATCAACGCGATTGATATGGGCGGTTTCATGAACGGGATTGGTGAATGGCGTATGGAGCGTGACGGAGAATTCGGTCGGTTCCATGTAGAAGTGGAGGGTAAGTAATATGGCAGCTTATTCCTACGAATTCAGCATAAAGGGTGTACACAAGGTCAGCGCACAGGTTGTCGGTGAACTGATCGATGATCTGAACAGTAAAGGCACAGAAGTAACGCCGGAATTGCTTGTTGAACTGAGCCGCGATCCTTCTTCGCCTACTCATAACGAATTTGAATGGGATGATACAGTTGCCGCGCAGAAGTACAGAACAGAGCAGGCAAGGCTGCTGATATCGCATATCCGGGTCATCAAAGAGGATGAACATGAAGAAGAATACAAGATCCGTGCTTTTGTATCTACTCCAGGAAGGAACAGCGTATATGTCCCACTTCATGATGCCTTGAACAATGAAAGTTATCGTGATCACTTGCTAAAGCAAGCAAAAGCAGATTCGGAGATATTCCTTGCAAAGTACAGGCGGTTGGAAGAACTGGCTGCTGTTACGAAAGCTATGGTTGATTTTATAGGCTGAAAAGCTGAGACGAGGCTAGTTGTTGTTCGTAATGGTTCTGTATGGAGAGTACAGGCAGTCATGGAAAGTTTAGTTATGCAGCGGATAGTCGGTGATTGGAAAGTTATGGCAGTCTGGTACAGGTTTGTTCCGGTAAGCATGGGAACTGTTTGGCAGTAAGGGATAGGTTCGTCCTGGCGGTGCGGGTCGGTGCATGGTTCGGCAGTCGCGGATTGTAGGGTAGTGGTCAGTCCGGGTGCGAACGGTATGGCTGGTCAGAGACTGGCAGTATTGGAAAGTCGAGTTATGTAATGATGCGGAAGCGCTTGGTGAGTTAAGTAATGGCAAGATTTTGAGTAACAAATGAAAGTGAGGAAACAAATATGATTCGTTATTTAGGGATGGAAGCAAAAGAAAACAGGAAAAAGAGTGATAACAATCTTCCTGTCGGTGCCTATGTGTGCCAGATTCTGGAAGCCAGGATTGAAGGGCAGGAACCGGATCAAAGGTTGGCTGTAATCATGGAGATTTATGAAGGCGAGTACAAAGACTGGTTTATGAAGCGCTTTAACTATCAGAAAGAACACAGCCAGTATAAGCCAAGGTACAAAGGTGTTTTACGGTTGAGAATACCAAATCCGGAAAACAAGAACGCTCAGTATCCGGAAAGCGATATGCGGAAATTCAATGATTTGATTGCTAAGCTTCAGAACAGTAATCCGAACATTGAATTTTATGGGACAAACGGATTTGATGAAATGCTTATGAAAGGGAAATTCATCGGCATAAGCGTAGCAGAAGATGAATATAACGGTAATAAATTCACTAAGCCTGTGCGGTTTGAAAACGTTGACGATGTCCGGAATGGAAGTGTAACTCCTATCGAGCCAAAGGACAACCAGCCGGACCCTACGAATGCTCCGATGATAGATCAGAGGAGCGGTATGGAAGTAGTGAATACGGAAGTGCTGCCGTGGGACAAGCCGTATTGACGATTTTCGAGGACACCAGGAACCAGATCGGCAAGCACAAGAACATCCATGCCTACTGCAGGCAGAACGATATCCGGATAGTACGCGTCCGGCTGCTTGTAGGGGACTATATGCTGGCCGGTGCCGGTGGAGGCGGGATTTCGGTCGATACAAAGATGGGAGTGCCGGAAGTGGCCTCCAACTGCTTCCAGGAGCATGAGCGGTTCCGGGCCGAGTGCCAGCAGGCACAGGAATGCGGGATAAAGCTGGTTGTGCTGATTGAAGAAGTGCCGCCTGGGGGAGATGTCCGGAACTGGGTTTCTCCCCTGGACCGGTACGGGAAACCGAAATACCAGTTCAATCCGGAAACGCTGCAGAAGGTAATGGCAACTATGACAGAGCGGTACGGGGTGGAATTCCGGTTCTGTGATGGCCGGAGCACCGGGAAGGTACTGCTGGAGATACTGAAAGGAGAAAGGAAATGAACGATATTGATATCAAAGCCAAGCAGTGTACAAGGATACTGCTGTTCATCCAGGATCACGGGAGTGTTAACCCCAGGCAGGCCATGAATGATCTTGGAATTATGCGGCTGGCAGCGAGGATCAGCGACATGGAGAAGGCCGGTATTCACTTTGACCGGCATTGGGTCGAAGACTTCAACAGGTTCGGAGAGAAGATCCGGTATAAGGAATACAGACTGGCGGTGTGAGTATGAACAAGGTCAATGGCTATGTCTTGTTTCACAGGCAGATCGTTGACTGGGAGTGGTATACGGATGTGAATACCAAGGCGCTGTTTATCCATCTGGTTGTCACTGCCAACTTCAAGGATACCAGGTTCCTTGGTAAAAAGATCCGGCGCGGGCAGATCGTCACAAGCCTGCCGAAACTAGCTGAAGAAACAGGTTTGTCAATTCAGAACGTGCGGACTGCAATAAAACACCTAATTTCAACAGGCGAAATAACAGACGAGTCAAAGCGTGGATACCGCATAATTACTGTGGTTAAGTATGACGATTACCAAATACCAACAGACAAACTAACAGTCGACCAACAGACGACTAACAGACAGCTAACAGACGACCAACAGCATCAGAATAAAGGTAATAATGTTAATAAAAGAAATAAAGAGAATCAGATGCATATGCCGCCTTCCCTTGATGAGGTCAAAAAATACATCGAGGAAACCGGCAGCAAGATTGATCCGGTCCATTTCTATAACTACAACGAGGAACGCGGCTGGACATTGAAATCAGGGCAGAAGATCAAGAATTGGAAACTGACGATTCAGAGATGGGAGGAAAGGGAAAAAGATGGACATGGGCAATCTGGAAGAGATGATAAGAAGCAGGATGATGTCATCGCCAGAATCAGCGCCAGAATACCGGTGTTCTGAATGCCATGATACCGGATGGATTGATATCCGGAATGAGAACGGTGACCGGTTTGTCAGGAAGTGTGCCTGCCGTCTTGCCAGAGAAGCGGAGGAACGGATGAAGGTTTCCGGCCTGGGGGACGCGCTGAAGGATCAGAACTTTGATTCCTTCCGGACAGAGAACGCGCTGCAGGAACACATGAAGCGGATTGCACAGGAGTATGTGGTTGAACTGTTCGACAAGTGGGATGACCAGCGCAGGCCGTGGTTGTTCTTCGGCGGGAATCCCGGTGCAGGAAAGACGCATATTTGCACTGCGGTCTGCGGGGAAATCCTGCGGCATAACATCGGCGTGAAGTATATGCAATGGGCGATTGATTCAAAGCGGCTGAAGTATGCAAACAACGAACAGGTGTTTGAAGACGATCTGGATGAGTTTATCAATCCGACAGTGCTGTATATTGACGATCTGCTGAAGCAGAAGTATGCGGAACATCCTGTTTTCACGGAAGCGGATATCCGGATCGCGTTCTCGATACTGAATGCCAGGTACCTGATGAATAAACCGACCATTATTTCATCGGAATGGGATTTGATCGACCAGCTTTTGCCGGCAGATGAAGGCGTTTTCTCCAGAGTGTATGAACGAGCAAAGGAATTCACTGTAAGGATCAGCAGGAACCAGAAATATAATTACCGGATGCGGGAGGCAGAGCAATGACGGACATTGGCTTGCATGAGAACTATTGTTCCAGGTGCGGGAAATCATTCATTGTCCATGACGGGAAATGGGCCTACAGGGTGAATGACGGAAAGTATGCAAGGTTGTTCTGTTCGTGGTCCTGCCTGCAGGCCTTCCGGAAAAACAGGGGCAGCAAGATCGAAAGACGGGAGAAAATCATACAGGCAATCAGGGATGGCCTGTCTACCGGAGAGATCGTCAAGCTGCTGAACGAGGAAGCATCAGTCATCTGCTATTGGAGAAAGAAACTGGAAAAGGAGGAAGCGGAAAATGAAGAGGCCCTGGCCGGAAGAGGATGATTTTTTCTGGATCGCGGTTGCGGTTTCCGCATTCCTGACATTTTGTTTAAGCGCTTTATATGCGCTGGGGTGATCGAATGACAAAATGCTATCTGAAATCAAAAATACGAGATTTGGAGCGTGAACTTATGAATGCAAAACAGAGTCTGAAAGCAGCAAGTAAACGGATCGAAGATCTGGAAGATTGGAACAACAAAGCAAAGCACGATATAAAGGCCTACAATGCCTGTATTGACGGTGTGATAGCTGGGCAGTGCAGTTTCTGCGACTGGTGCGAGGAACAGCGCCTGGGAGAGTGTGAGCGGCCGGAAAAGGGGACCGGCTGCAGCGGATGGTGGCTGATGGATAACCCGGTTGTGAAGCTTCCGGAGGAAGGGGATGAAACGGATGGAGCAACGGAGAATCTTGGCAAAGGAATTCTTTCGGCAAGTCCGGCGGGCGGAGAATGAACTGAAAGTGCTGAATGCAAAGCTCCAGCACTATGAGGAAATCGGTTTGAGCATCAGCGGTTCCTCCGGCGTGATCGGAAACAAGAGCAGGGGCTCTTCACGGGTCGAATTAGCCGCCATTGGTGCCGTGGATGTATTCAGAGCTCTGATCGACCAGCAAAAGGAATTTACGGCCATTATAGCCCGCGCAGAGCAGGTTATCCGGGGAATCAGCCAGGAAAAGTACAGGCAGATTCTGACATACAGGTACCTCTGCGGCTGGAGCTTCCGGTCCATCAGTGACGAACTGAAGTATAACGATCCAAACAGTGTGTACAGGGCTCATGGTTATGCGCTGCGGGTTGCACAGGTGATTTTGGATAAGCAGGGGAGTGTAAACAATGCCAAGACGGATTGAATGGCCTGCGGAAGATATTGTTCTGGAGATTTGCTGGAACGGCGATCCTGACCGGTGTGAAGTGATACCAAAGGAGTTTCTTCCGGACGGCTGCTGTGAGAACTGCATGAAGCATAAAACGGACGGATGCGTTGTTGGTGATGGTGATCTGGATGATGTATGCGGCAGGTATGAATGGGATCAGGAAACCTTGATGGACGAACCAAAAGAACCGCGCCGGGAAGATTATATGACGGACAAAGCTTTCCGGAAGGCAAAGGATTGTGTGAGGCAGTGGTATGTTCAGTATACGGACAGATTCAGAGAATAAGAAAAGGCCGGTCAATGACCGGTCTTTTTCATGTCTTCGCGTATCAGGCGTTTCAGATACCCTTGGATTCCTTCGGATGATTTCAGCTTTTCAAGCTGGGCGATGATGTCTGCATCGGTTTTGTTGTTCAGCTTCAGGTTTATTCGCCTGGTGTTATTGCGGTCATATGCCGGTGTTCCCATGTACTCACCCCTTTGCTTGATTCTATCACTTATGCAGATCGTTTGTCCAGCAGTCTCCCATCTTTCCCATTGCGATTTTTGCACCGCGCCAGGTCCGGTATTCTTTGCGGTGGATGACATGGCCGTAAGGATCGCGGATTGTCAACCTGGTTGTTCCGGTCCGGTATTCGCATAGGTCAGCCTTGCAGCCGTAGAAATCGGTGTAGAATGCTCTCATGGTGGTTCCTCTCTTTCTCCAGCATCTGGTGCTGGCTACAAGAGCCGGTGTCCGGCCCCTGTCTGCCAGGATCAGAATTTCGGTCTTACGCAGGACCATAAGACCTGATTGCCAAGAGCCATCCGCATTCCATTTTCTGCGCTTCTAGCATCTTCTTCGCTGCAATACTCATAAACAACCTTTTCTCCATCAGGATTCGCCCAGATGATAACCAGTTCGTACTTCATTGTTTGTTCCTCCTCTTCAACTGTTTCGATAACGGCCTTGTGCTTGCTGCTGATTGCCTGCCATTTATCCTTTTCCAAGATGGCATCGTCCATAGTGTTTTCGATCCGGAGAAGCGTTCCTTGGATCGCGTCCTTTACTAAGTACTTCATTGTTTGGTTCCTCCTCTTCATGTCGGTTGGTATGGGTGAGTACCCTTAGTTCGTTCTCAGAATATCACAGGGTGAGTACCCTTGTCAAGCACTTTTTTTAAAAAAGTTTTTTCAGCAAAAAACAAGACCGGCAATCTGATCAGATCACCGGCCAACAAAGAACACTTATAAAAAGTCTCTTTAATTCAAGATATAGATATAATATAAAACCCCTTCCGGAAAACCAGGTCAAAAAACAGTACTCTGATCTCCCAGTGATCCCAGACGATTAGTACAATGTACCAGCTTCCATAGGACAATGTACAGACTTCCATCTCCATGATCAGGACCACAAGATATTGCATGAAAATTACTATTGACACTGCAAGATATTGACAGTAAAATGTGCTATGGTGAGAGAATTATAAATAAATCACATCACTGATCCAAACACAAGGACCAGTGATTTTTTATTGCCCATTATGAACCAGGACAAAACACAATCTCATGTCCCATAAATAATCCCATAACACCTCACACAATCCAGTGCTGAGCTCAGTAATAACAACACACTGAACACAGCACCGGTTGAAATGGCATAAACATGAACGGTTATGAGAACCCCGGCAGGGGTCCGGAAGGGAGGTAGCGCAATGCCAGGATCAAAGATCCCTGATGACAAGTTGACCAGGCGAATTGCCCGGTTAGCTGTCATGGAGGCCAACAGTGCCAGCAGGGCCGATAAGCTGAAAGAGATATTCGGTCTTGACATTGAGACAGCACCGGAAAAAGAGATACACAATGCAGATGCTGCTATGTCTCGCTGGAGAAAGCATCCAATGTTTGACCAGGCATGGAAAGAAGAGGCCAAGCGCTGGTGTTATGAAGACTTCACATTGGCCATGTCGGTCTTCCGGAAGGGCATGAAGCAGGACAAGGATGGATGGCTGGCCATGAACAGTGCAGTCAATGCTCTGTCCAATGCCAACAAGAGACTGTTCCACGATGAAGATAGTGCAGTCACAGTCAAGATCGAAGGCCTGCCGGATATCGGTTCCCCAGACGATGAGTGACCAACTCTTCGTGAAACAATAGTTTAGCGAATAGTTGGAAAAGCAGCTGGAAGCCTTATGATACAAGGCATAGAGCCGATATTACCAATAACTGGAAACAGTGGTTATGCATCCATGCACCGATTATGCAGGGTTTGATGAATAATCCACAGCTTCCGGTTATTTGCACAGAGCAGAGCAGAAGCCAGCACGGTCCTGCTCCAAACCGGAAAATTTGTACAGAAGGGGTCCCCTCCAGATCACGGTTACGGTGTCAAGGTGGGGGAGGGGGTGTCGGACCGGAACCCTGGGGGGCCGAATCGTGGTTGGGACTCTCCGGGAACTGAAACGATATATATATAAACCTCATCGTGGGGATAGTGAGAACCCCACGGGTCAAAACAAAAAAAAGCACCAGCGGGGTTAGGGCATGGACCCCAATGGTGTTTTTTAAGTGGGCTGACAGGCTTAATTCCTTTCCCCTGTGGAGCCCGCTATTAAGCTGTCTTTGGCCGCAAAGGCAGTGTGATCACAGCTTGGCCCTGTGGGGCATGATGTTTCTTCATGACTCCTCTTGTCTGGGTTTTTTCCTCCTCGACATAAATGGCGGTGTTGCGGCCACACTGCCAACCCACAGGGCCATTTAGCATGACAACGTAGTGTAACAGGAAGCACACCCCTTCGATTTGGTTGCTAACCCATGGGGATCGAGTCGAAGCAAAAAGTGAAACCAAGGGATCGGTACGCATGGTTGCCGGAAGGGCTATGACGGAAGGAGAGCGTCCGCGTGTTTAGCGGATAGCTGCCTGACTACTTTCCGGTTTCGCTATAAGACGCGCCGACTGCGGCGGGTAGCTGGGGAGAGCAGGTTCGAGTCCTGCCGTTGTCAATCATCAGAGGTGACCGCATGGCGAATGTTGTGATCAACTACCAGCCAACGCCGAAGCAGGCGATGTTCCATGCAAGCAAGGCCAACGAGATTTTGTACGGAGGCGCTGCAGGCGGGGGAAAACGAAGGCGCTCATCATGGATGCGCTGTTCCGTTGTCTGAAGAACCCAGGCACAACAGCGGTGATCTTCCGGAGATCCTATGGTGAGCTTGAAGATACCGACATCAAGGAAGCGCAGGCCAGTTATCCGGAGAAGCTGGCTACTTACAATGCAGGGCGGCATGAATTCCGGCTGATTAACGGAAGCAAGATTCTGTTCCGGCATTGCGAGAATGAAGCGGACCGGTTCAAGTACTCCGGTATTGAAATCCAGTTTCTCTACTTTGACGAGTTAACCTCGTTTGAGCAGGTGATCTATGACTTCATCAAAACGCGTTTACGCGCCAAGAAAAGCCTGGGTGTGGTACCGATTGTACGGTCCGCATCGAACCCCGGCAATATCGGTCATGGCTGGGTCAAGAAGATGTTCGTGGATGCCGGTCCTTATATGGAAATCCAGGAGCAGGAGATCTATTCCGAGACGCTGCATAAGACGCGGAAGATCCGGACGCAGTACATACCGGCACTGGCCACAGAAAACCCGTTCATAACGGATGACTATATCTTTGAGCTTGAGCAGAAGCCACCAGCGCTTCGCGCCGCGTTATTGACGGGATGCTGGGACAGCTTTGAAGGCCAGGTGTTCAGCGAATGGCGTGATGCCAGGGAACACTATGATGACAGACTTTGGACGCACGTTATCAATCCGTTCCCCATTCCAACCAACTGGCCGAGGTACTTCGGTTTTGACCACGGATATTCAAGGCCGTTCTCCTGCGGCTGGTACGCGATGAGCCCTGACGGTTGCCTGTACCGGTACCGTGAATGGTACGGCTGCAAGCCGAGGCAGGCGAATGTCGGACTGGAGCTTACGCCGGTGCAGATCGCTGACGGCATCCTGGAGCGGGAAGCTCCGGAGATCGAGGACAACATCAAGGTACTGCGGGTTGCTGATCCGGCCATCTTTGACAAGAGTCGCGGTGACAGTGTTGCCGATCAGATGGCTCCCGGTTTTATGGGCAGGCATAAAGGTGTGCTGTTCAACCGGGGCGATCACGCCCGCATTCCCGGCAAGATGCAGATACATGAGCGGCTGCGCTTTGACGAAAAGGGCAGGCCGAAGCTCCAGGTATTCAATACCTGTAAGGAATTCCTCCGCACGTTCCCCACACTTCCGTATTCAACCAAGAAGCCGGAAGATGTGGACAGCGATGCGGAGGATCATTAGCGCATATATACGATGAACTGCGGTATGTGTGCATGGATCATCCCATTGCACCCAAGAGCAAACCGCCGAGAGAATACAAACCGTTTGATCCGTTCAACAGGGACGAGGATGACTACTGATCGAAGGCGCGGCGGGCAACGTGCAAATAAAAGAAACGGAGGAAGCGCTCCTGTGTTTCTGAATCCTGCCGCGCTTTCCATATAGGGGTGATTGAGATGACAGACAAGGAAAAGGAACTCCAGGAAGAAATCTTCCAGGATGAGCAGGTGCTTAACGAGGAAGAACAGGAACTGCTGGATACCATCTATGACCGTCTGGACATCTTTGAGCAGATGAACAGGCCCTATCATGAGCAGGCGAAGAAGTGCCGCCGTATCCTGCATATGGACGATCCGGACCAGGATGACGAGCGGACGATCATCAAGAACGGCAAGAAGACCCTGCAGCTGCAGACGCTGAAATCGACCATCAATAACGTGGTGGCCGATCAGATGCTGTCGATGCCGGAGGCAAAGCTGATGCCGGAAACGGCAGAGATGCAGGAAGCCGCTGATGACCTGCAGGATATGTGCCATTATGTCATCTACTGTGCGAATGACTTTGAGCAGTTGCACTACCGGCGGTGCGAGGACTTCTACGCGCCCGGTACAGCCGTCACGCAGATTGCATGGGATGATGACATGGCCTACGGCAAGGGCGATATCGCGCTGATCCGCTGGCCGATTGAAGCATTCCTGTGGGACCCTGTTGCGGAACGGCTGGAAGACTGCCGCGCCGTGATGAAGGTTAGCTGGCACCCGCTTTCCTATTACCGCGCCCACTGGCCGGAAGAAGGGAAGTATGTCGGCTGCGATGACCACAGCCATAACGATGTCGGCAAGAGCCAGGAACAGGAGAACAGTGAGCACCAGGGCGATGAAAAGCGGGCGCTGCTGATTGAATACTGGTGGCGGGAGTATAACGCGAAGAGCCACAGGTACACGATCAACGTTGCCTATGCCGCCGGGAACGCGCTGCTTTCCGTTGACAGGGATGTGTACGCGCACGGGATGTATCCCTTCGTCATTGATGTGCATGACAGTATCGAAGGTGCGCTTGTGGGCGAAGGCCTTGTGACCGAGCTTGCACCGATGATGCGGTATATCAACCGGTACGCGGCGTATGCCGACATGAACGCGAGAATGGCCAGCAAGGGCCGGATGCTCGTTCAGCGCGGAAGTGGCATCGATAAGGATGCCCTGACGGACTGGGAGAACGATGTGATCGAAGGCGATAGGATCGTGCAGGGCGAAAGCTGGAACTGGATGCAGAACCAGCCGTTCAGCAGCGTGATCACGAACCTGCTTTCCATGTTTGAAAACAATCTGAAGGCAGACAGCGGAGCCAACCAGTTTACCAGAGGCGAGACAACCGGAGGCATTGTTTCCGGCAAGGCCATCAATTCCCTGATCCAGGCGGGCGGCAAGGTTGCTTCCATGCGGACCGAGCAGCTGAAGTATGGATTCAAGAATATGGTGGAACAGATCATCTGGCTGATGGCACAGTTCTATGACGATGACCGGACGATGATGATCACGGGCCGGGAAGGCCGCAGGGAACTGAAGGTTGACATGGTGAAACTGTTTGGCAAGAAGACGAAGGGCGCGGTGAATCCGCCTCCCTACACCGTTGAGATCGAGGTTTCCAGCCGCGATCCGCAGCGGATTGCCAACCAGAACCAGATGTTTATGGAAGCCTATACGATGAGCGCACAGGCCCAGCAGTTCTTCCCGCTGTCCAGCCTGTTTAATATCCTTAACCTGGACGGCAAGGACAAGATCCTGCCGGTGATCCAGGCGAACGAGCATTATCAGGAACAGATGCAGCAGATGCAGCAGCAGATGCAGCAGATGGCCGAACAGATGCAGCAGATGCAGGGCGAGAACCAGAACCTGCGGAAGGCCGTCAGCCAGACAACCAGCGCCCTGGCACAGATGGGTGCGCGGCGCGGAGGCGGCGGTGTTGTCAACCAGACCGGCGGACCGCTGAAGGTGGCCGAGGCCGGCGGCGGGCCGAACAACTCCAGCGCGGTGGTGGAGCAGGCGCGGAATACGCTGGGTACGCCGACCGGCGCGGCATTGCCCACTTAATTTGGCACAAGGCCCCGTGATTTGCGGGGCTTTTGCAATATAAAAAACACAGACCGTGATTTGCGAGTCTGCGAAAGGAGTTTACTCCATGGATTATGAGGAGAACACTGTCGATACCGGAACCGGTATGGACGAAGCCGCAACCGCTGACGATATGCTTTCCGATGAAGTAGTCGAGGAAGTGGAAGAGCCAGCGGAAACCCTCGATTCCCTGACCGAGGAAGACGAGGATCAGCCCGCCGAAGAACAGGAGCCGCAGACGCAGGGTACCAGCGAACCCGGCTATGTGCAGAAGCGGATTGACAAGGCGCTTGCGAGAGAGAAGGAAAACATGAGAGCGGATATCATGGCTGAAGTGGAAGCCAGGTACGCGCCGATCATGGAACGCCTTCTGGAGATGGACGCGCAGGAGCTTGTCCGCAAGGGAGAGGTTAAGAACCTTGAGCTTGCCAAGGAACTGCTGCGTTACCGGCAGGGGAACCCCGCGCCGCAGGCACCGGTCCGGGAGGAACAGCCCCGGAATGAAAACGGTCAATATGCCCCCAAGAATGATCCGGTTACCGAAGCGAAGATTGACATCCTGGCGAACCAGGTGGACAAGATCCGCGAGAAGACCGGCCTTGATGTGATGGAGCTTTTCAACACAGACAAGGAAATCAAAGAAAAAGTTATCAGCGGTGAAATGGACTTCTACGATGTGGCGGAGATGATGCAGAAGCAGCCGTCTTCCGGCAAGAGAAGGCCTCCCGCGCCCACGCGCTCCTCCAACGGAGCCAGCGGGCAGACACCCAATGCCATTGAAAATATGACAGACGAACAGTTTGCCCGTATGGAACGGAAAATCAGAGAAGGGGCGCGTTACACATTAAGATAAGGAGCGTGTAACTATGCCTACGAACTATTCCTATTCCTCCGGAATCGCGCCGACCCTGCTGGAATCCTACCTGCAGCGCCGCGCCCTTGAGAATGTCGAACCGAACCTGGGTTATCTGACTGACGCGCAGATGATCGACCAGCCCATGAACAGCGGCAGCAAGCACGTTAAGTTCTTCCGCTACACCGAACTGGGCGCTGTGACCAAGCCCCTGGAAGAAGGCGTTACCCCGTCCGCGCAGGCGCTGACCGAGACTGCTTTCTCCGTGATGACCAAGCAGTACGGCGGCTACATGGACTACACCGATGAAATCGACCTGTGGCACGTTGACAAAAAGACCCAGGCGATGTCCGACCGGCTGAACCGGCAGGCCGCGCTGTCCATCGACACCGTTGGCCGTGATGCCATCTGTGCCGGACTGAACGTGATGTTCCCCGGCACCGTGAGCGCCCGCGGCAGCATTGTCGGCACTGACCTGATCAACTACACGATGATCAAGAAGGCGGTCCGGAATCTGAAGAAGAAGGGCGCCCAGCCTTTCGCCGATGGTTTCTTCCATGCGAAGATCAGCCATGAAACCTATTATGACCTGTCCGGTGACAGCCACTGGATCGCGGTCGCACAGTACCAGAATGACCGGCGCGTACAGAAGTACGAACTGGGCACCATCTACAATGTCAAGTTCTTTGAGGTTGACAATGCGAAGGTGTTCGATACCCAGACCTATCTGGATGCGGGCGGCACCATTACCGATCTGGATGCCTACGGCTCAAACTACAACCGCGATGAACGGTCCATGATCATCCAGGATACCATGACGGAAGACATGGCCCGTGAACTGACCGGCAAGCTGGTGTATGTTGCTTACTCCAGCACCTACAAGACCCTGATGTGCATCGAGCGCATCTATCCCAGCGGCACTGCCAACAAGACGAAGGTTGTGTTCCGCTGGCAGCCTGATGCCACTACTACCAACAACTGGACGCAGAGCAACAGCTGCCAGATCATTCCGACCGGCGGAGGCAACAGCGTTCCCGTTCATGCCTCCATCATCTACGGCCAGAACGCGTTTGGCTGCGTGAAGCTGGGCGGCAAGGGCAAGCCGAACTTCAAGATCATCGTGAAGCCTCTGGGCTCCGCCGGTGCTACTGATCCCCTGGATCAGCGCGGCACCATTGCGTGGAAGGTTCCCTTCTTCGCGACTGCGGTTCTCCAGGATGACTTCATCTGCCGTCTGGAGCACGCGGTATCCGCCTAATCCAGACCCCAACGGGGGCCACTCTTGCACGGGTGGTCCCCTTTTTTTGAAAGGAGGCCATTGACATGGCTGATGACAAGACCAGAACCGATGTTGTGGAAGAGAACGATGCCGCAACGATTGCCAAGTACGGAGACGAAGCATGGCCGCAGATCATTGCGTCCCGGCTGAATGACATTAATCTTTCCCTGGCCGCGCTGGTGGACGCGCAGCCGAGTTCGTAACAGAGTGAGAGGAGTATAAACCATGGCTGCAAAGAAAAAGGAAGATATGACGCTGGATGTCCAGGACATCGAAATTGAAGACAACGGGCCGGACTACGGCGAAGTGAACCTGGACGATTCGCTGACGGTGAAGATCGAAGAAAAGCAGAAGAGCTATAACGGACCGATGGTGGAGGTTTACCTGCCGAAGCTGGAAGAGGAAAGCAGCGGCGTGAAGGTGGACCAGTACGAACACGTTACGATTGCAAACGAGGCCCGCGAGTGGACCTGGTATGTGAAGCGCGGGGAACGCGTGGATGTGCCGGTGCCGGTGTTCGTGCTGCTGAAGGCCAAGTATCCGGATATTTAAGGAGTGATGACCATGACTTTAGCCGAGATCAAAAACCAGGTCATGTTCCAGACGAACAACGATGAAGAGGATGTGGGGGATTACCTGCCGCATCTGGTTGATTATATCAACGATGGCTATGACCGGCTGGTTAAAGTCTGGACAAAGAGCCATACCCCGCAGACGGACTATCCGAGGCTGTCGGCGGATACGGACGAGCCGAACCTGCCCGTATGGACGCACAGGGCGATCTGTGACTGGGCAACGTGGCTGGTATACCGGAACGGCAACCCGCAGAAACAGAATCGCGGCATGGCATTCCGGGCGGCGTTTGAGGAAGTGCTGGCGAAGCTTTCTGATGAAGGCGGGCTGGCCGGAATTGATCCTGATACCGGAGCAAACATTCAGTACAACAAATTCCGGAATATTCCGGTATAAGGCGGTGAGGCAGGATGGCACAGTTCAGACTGAACGCATATGATGCCGATCTGTTTATTCCGGGCTTTCTGGGACTGAAGCAGAACGAGGTTGATCTCGTTCCTGATATGCGGTTTGCGGCGGACGCGGAGAATGTGGAAACGCCGGACGGTGTTCTGCAGCCCCGCGCCGCAACCTATTATCTTGACAGCGGATACTTTGAGCAGAAGATCGAAACGCTGATGTGGTTCCACAGGCGGTATATGCAGGACGAAGGCACAAAGGATTATCTTATAGCGGCGGTGGACGGTAAACTGTACCAGAAACCGGAAATATTGGGTCCTTGGAATGAGATTGATATGCCAGCCGGAAAGCTTTCATTCGGAAGCAATGTATGGAGCTGGATTGCCTATGAAATGAACTTTGACGGCAGCGAATATCCGGTGGATGTGCTTGTGATCAGTAACGCCACTGACGGGATGTACGTTATTGTTCCAAGTGATATCAGCCGGATCTGGGGCGTTGTCAAGAAGCTGACATGGGGAAGCCTTGACGAGGAAACCTGGGAAGCGCAGTTCGCCGGAAGATGGATGATCATTCCGGTGGACACCAAGGGAAACAAGTTCTCCGTGATTGAACGGTATAACGAGCGCGTATGGGGCGGCGGCATTCCGGACGATGATGACAAGCTTGTTTATTCCAGGCCGTATGATCCGACCAACTGGAACGCGGCAGGCGAAGACGAAGAACCGGAAGACGGCGCGGGGGATATCAGGCTCCCCAGCTGGGACGGGGACAGGTTCACCACACTGAAGGCATTCGGTGACAACCTGATCGCGTTCAAGAAGCACAGGCTGTGGCGGATTACCGGAACGAACCCCGGTGAATTCAATATCCATGAGCAGTACGGCGGCGGCGCTCCGTATCCGGATACCGTGGAAACATACGGTGAAAAGATGCTGATTGCGGACCGGTACGGCATGAGCGTTTATGACGGGATGACGGTTTCCGATTATATGCGGGAGTATGTGCAGGAAACCTGGAAGAACGCGACCTGGGGTATGCTTGACCAGATGTGCGCGGAAATCTTCAGAGAAAAATACTATCTTGCATTTCCCATGGGGCTGAGTGCCGTAAACAACGCGCTGCTGATTTATGATCTGAAGACAGGAACAATCCTTCTGCATAAGGATATTTACATAGAGAGCATGATGGCAACGGAGCGTTTCCTGTATGCCACAAGCTCACAGGCACCGGGCCGGGTGATGGTTATTCCGTACAATTCCTGGGACATCGGCCTTGCCTGCGGAGATGCCACAAGATGGGAATCCCCGTGGATGGATTTCGGACGGAAGGACATCCAGAAGGGCGGTTTCGATCTGTACTTTATTCCGGAGGTTCAGCAGGAAGCGGTCACGCTTTCCATCAGCATCCAGACGGAGAAAAAGTTGAAGACAAAGGAATATACAATCCAGCCGCTGACGGAGGAACAGAGAGCCGCAGAGAAGGAACACAGGGGCAAGCGGCTGCACTTCGGCGGGAACGGCAGGCGATTCCGGGTGATTATCGAAAGCGCCGAAGGCGTGACCGCGCCATGGAGGCTGATCGGCGGTGTTCATGTGATTGTCGAAACCGATCCGGATTGAGGTGATGGCAGATGAAGAGGAATTATTCCGCGCACGTTCCGGTCCGCGTTCCGTCCAACTGGGCGGGCGAGGCCAGGGGCATGGTCATTCAGCTGAACGATATGCTGGATGATATCTATGCGAAGATCAATAAGCTTCGGCAGGATGTGGAAGAACTAAAGCAGGAGGATGAGGAAGATGTCAACGAAGACAACTAATTACGAACTGGAAAAGCCGGAGTATTCCGATGCTGCGGATGTCAAGGTGATCAATGATAATATGGACATCATTGACGGCCAGATGAAGACGAATGCCGACAATATTACTGCTGTGAACAGCAGGCTTCCGGAAGATGACGGCACGGAAGGCCAGGTGATGCGTTCCAAGGGTGACGGCACATCCGAATGGGTGACATACGGAGATCCGTCTGACGAGCAGGTGGATGCAGCTGTTTCGGACTGGCTGGACGATCATCCGGAGGCCACCACAACAGTTGAGGACGGCGCTGTAAGCAGGGCGAAATTGGATGCCGATCTGAAGGAAAAAACGGACGAGGTTCCCCTTTTAAAGAGCGCTTTAGCTCCAATTGAACCAATAACAATATCCGGTCATTATATCAATCAAAACGGAAGTATTGGAGATTCTGCGACACGATATATTACTGATTATATTCCTTGTACGGCAGGGCTTACGGTAAAATATAAAGGCGAAACAAATAGAACTGACATATCTGCATTGACTTTTTTCAATGCGGCAAAAGAACCGATTGAAACAAATGTGAATGTAGGGGCAATCAATACAATTTATACAGATACCGCCCCGGCTAATACGGCGTACGTTGTTTTGAGTTGGAGTACAACGGCATCCGGTTTTATTGCGGTTGATAGTTGTGTTTACGCTGTTCTAAATGAATTAAGGACGTACAAAGATGATATTGAAGATATTCAAGATGACATCACGGATATTGAGTCTGACATCTCATCACTTGAAAACAATCTAAAATCGAATGATGACGCAACGTATATCATTCGCCCGTCAAAAAATCAGTATGATGGCACACAGGATAAAGTAGCATTATGGGTTAATGGTACTTCATCTGTTCAGATCAGTTCAACGGCAAAAAGCCTTGTGTTTCCTCTTCCGGCAAATCATGGGAGATGTTTTATTACAGTAGACAGAGAAAAAACCGGAACGATACTGAGAGCAGGAACACTTGAGAACTATCCTGCTTATGGGGAAACATATTCCTATGTTGTACAGGGACAGACAAAAACGCTGACCATTGAATGTGCTCCAGACGATGAATATTTATTCCTTACATATTACAATAGTGCAACAGATACACTTACAGAAGAACAACTGCTGTTAGGGCTTACGGTTTACATTGGAGCAATAGTAACAAACGAATATGCAAAAGTGGATTATGAAAAGATCGAACTGACAAATTTTGTAAATGCCAAATATGTAAGGTATAGCGATAAAGCTATTATTTCTTACACATCACAGACAGATACATTTGGTTTGTATGACGTTGTTCCTCTTCTTGAATCATCAACGGAACTGATTGCGTTTTGTTCGTCATTTAATACGTTTGTATCGAAAATCACATTCCTTTCTTCTGAAACACTTGCACAGGGAAATGTAGTCGGTGTTTGGACAAATGAAGCAGTAGGAGTTTACACAGTAGAAATACCTACAGGAGCAAAATATGTCTGCATTGCAAACGAGTGCGATGCAAACGGGAATGTAATAGGCAATCCGATTGTTTTGTACCATTCTTCAGATTTGATTTCACAGGTGATAGAAAACGAGCAAAAAATAAATGGAATGGGAACAACCGTTTACGACAGTCTGGTTTACACGGACAGATTCAATTCACAAAGAAGAGACTCTCTCACAAATACGATTGCAAAACTAAAGGCAGGAACACTAAAGTATACTGTGCTTGGGGATTCCATCACGGACACTTGGGACGGTCATAACCATGCAGGTGGTGGTGCTTCTGATGCGGCACACGGATATGCAAAAATCGTATACAGATGGTTAAAACAAAAGTACGGCAATAGTATTCAGTTTACAAACAACGGCACAGGCGGCATTACTGTGACAGGCACAATGGAAGTTGTAGACCAGTATATTGAAGATCAAGGGTATGATCTCTGTATCGTTGAACTTGGCACAAACGATTGGAATGTTCAGACGAGCATTTCTACATTCAAGACGAACTATAAAGCATTGCTTGATACAATCCTTGCGTATAATAATCCACCTGAAATCTTTATTATTGGTCTTGGATACTTTGGAAGTTGGCATTCCGAACGGGCAATCAAGGAAAAACAGTACAACGATGCGTTGCGTGAGATCGCAGAAGAGTATGACGTTCCGTTCGCTGATCCTTATGATGGCATGAAAGAAGAGATTGACTTTGGCACGTATACCTTTGCGGATTTAACCTATGAACCTGATCCTGTTCATCCGAATGATGCAGGACATCGCATCTGGGCGAACGAGGTCTATAACGTATTTGCTGAAATCATGAAGTAAAGTGACCGTTAGTTAGGAGTTTGTATGTGGTATGAATGGTTGATGATTGGGCTTGGGTTTGGTATGTTTATTGGGCATTGGATAACACAAATAGCAGAAAAGAAGAAAAGATGAATGTGGTGTCTGGTTCTCTATGTTTGAAACGTGCCTCACAAGGCTTAATAACCACTGCTTGGTCGCAGTGAGTCGCGACAATAGGACTTAATGAACCGTTCGATTCGGTTCGCCACTATAAAAGTGACCAAGCATTAATGCAGCACGTTGTCTGCTTGCAGATGGCGAGAAAACACGCTGACCGCTTGCGGTTGGTGATTGCTACATGATGCAAGTCCCATAAGAAACCGCACAGCGCAACATGGTGAACCGCCTGTGTACAGATCGTGTGCCAGCGAATCCAAGGCACAGGTAGAAGCACGTTACATCAAGCTTATGTGCATCTCCGAGGTTGGCAGATTTCCGGTGTTGGCATCCCGGAGAACTGAATTAGCAGGAGAATCTTACGGAAGGAGCAACGATATGTCACGATATGTAAAACTGGAAGATATTCAAGCGTTTCCGATTAGGATTGACCACTGCGATCACAAGAATGGGAACATTCATTTCATTCTTGGCATCGAAACTGCACTGGAATACATCGACTACCTTCCGCAGTATGAGTTGCCGGATGCAGAGCCGATTGACAGACCGGAGTTTGCTTACAAGGATGAAGAAAAATACGAATATCATTTGTCTTGCCCGTTTTGCAAACATGATTGGTGGAATGCAAAACCGTTCCCGCCATTTTGTCCGAAGTGTCATAAAGAAATAGTAAATAAAATACAAATGATTAAGGGAATGAAAGCGCAGAAAGAAGATCCTGTTGGGAAATTAGTCGGGAAACTCCACAGATATGATTAAGGAGCAGTAAAATGACATTTGAAGATTTCATGAAAATTAACAAGGCAAAAGCACCAGAAAATATGCTCCCAAATGGCACAACCGCAGAAGAAGCGGTAAATATTCTGGCAGAGCATTTCCTTGGCAAAATAGTTATTGATGGATATCCAGCAACACAGGAGCAATGGAATACGGAAGTTGTAGCTGAAATATTGCGGATATATCCGAGAGGATCAATAAGAAAGATAAAGCAACGATACTTTTATGACTTAAAGTGACCAATTAACGGTGTAGCAATGACTAACAATACACACGATGTGTATCGGTCAGTACCCCTTCTTCTTTAACCATTCATCGAGTGCCTTCTGAATGCACCATGAACGGGGACGCTCCTCCTCTTTCCGGTACTTCTCAAGACGCTCGTGAATGGACGGGGGTACAGAAATCTGGTAACGGACATATCCCTCTTCTTCGATTCCACGGAGTGATCGACCACCATTGATACCCATAAAATCATCTCCTTATATCGTTTGTGTAGGTTGGTATAAGGGTAACTGATTTAAAGAGGGTATGTCAATCAGTAGCCGTAAGCGTTGATATACAAGAGGTTGATGGTTGTCCAACTTTGAGAGTGACCATTTAACCAGGAAAGGCCGCATTCTTTCCCCAGCCGCTTCGGCGGCTTTTTACATACAAAAACAAAAAAGGAGATGACATACACATGAACTACAAGGGAGACTATGCCGGTGGAACAAGCTATTCCGTTGGCGATGTGGTTGTCTACACGGACCATGTGCCGTATCAGATGATCGAAGCTGGTGCTGCCGGAACAACCTGCCATGACAAAAAGCGCTGGAAGCGCCTGGACAGTCCGCTGGCAGATGTGGTTGTGCTGCTGCACGATATGCTGAACGCGGGCGGGAACGAAGGCATCAGCGCGATGATCGCGCCGGAGTATTCCAAGAAGACCTATGCCGCCGGGGACATTGTGACGCATGACGGAAAGCTGTACAAGGCGAAGGCCGCGATCAGTCCGGCGGACAACAGCTGGACGGCGGCACACTGGGACCAAACCACAGTTGCTTCCGCGATTCCGAAAAACATCAGCGATGAAGCGATCACGCTGACTGCCGGGGATGATGATTACCTGGTTACTGTCGATGCTTCCGGTGACGATCCGGAACTGTCCGTGACGAAGGTTGTGTGAGGAGGCTGATTTCTGATGGCAAAGCTGTATAACGTGACCAAGAAGGATACCATCGATGCCTTCAAAACCAATGCCGGAAGGACCGGTGTAAACCGCCTTGATCCGCAGACCGGACGGCCTTCTGTGCCGGGATTTACAAACGGCAAGACCGAGACTGCGCGGTATGCGCTGGAGAAGGCGTTCAAAAACAGCGGGAAACAGGTTAAGAACCCCAAGAAGCCAGTAGCGAGGTGATCAGCGATGGCAGAAAAGAATACGCATGGTGAATATAACCGCAGGCTGATCAGGGATGCATTCCAGACGAAGGATGCGGCGAACAATGCGAAGAAGCCGACTGGAATCCGCAGTAAGCGATGGACCCTGATGTGAGACGCGAACTCCAGACATCTCTTGTCGAAGGATCAAAGGCTGTTAAGCGGACAACCAATGCCCAGCGCAAGGTAGACAACCTGCAGAATGAACGGGAACAGCTGATTGCCAAGCGGGACAAAGCGAATGCCTCCACAGCCGCAGCAGCTGAAAAGCGAATCGGTAAGCAGAGCGGAATTACGCCCAGCAAGCAGAGCAGAAAACCGGAGATTGCCAC